TTCATCTGGATCTTTATTAGGCCATCTAAAGCTCATGCTTAATCCTCAGTTGCAAATACAGTACGTTCCGCTGCAGTAGATTGTCTTTCTATAAAAACTATTCTTATCTGCTGGGGAATACGTACCGTTCTATCTTTTGTTGTAGTACCACGCTCAATAAATATCAATCTATTTTCTTGAGGTACTCTGGCTGTTCTCTCTGCTGATGTAGACATTTATGCAGCCCTCGCTATATAAATAGTTCTACGTCTGCTGTACTGTTCTTTAAAGGCATCAAAGTCAAATATAATACCTGTAGCTGTTATTGTACCTACCTGACCTGTAGCGCTTACACCTGTAGGGTATACTTCAGAGCCGTACTCTATTTGACCTAATGCAGTAGTACCTACAACACCTACAAGAGTTACAGTATTACCAACACCTACTGTACCTATCTGGCCTGTAGTTGATACAGAAGCTATAGCCTCAGATGTATTCTCTACTACAGTGCCTACTGCACCAGTTGCACTTACGCCAGTTAAACCTGCAGCAGTGTTAGGTTGTACTGTATTTACTTGACCTGTAGCGCTTACACTCTCAAGTACTTCAGTAGGTTTTTCTTCTACTGTATTTACTTGGCCTGTACCTGCAACACCTGTAAGTGTAACTGTGTTGCTGTGCTCTAAGGCTCCTACTGCACCAGTACCTACTACACCCGTAAGACCAGCAGCAGTATTAACTTGTATCGTACCTAGAGCAGTACTACCAAGAGTACTATCAGTAATACGCTCCGTAACATCTATCTCAAAGCCGCCAGCACTTACAGGTTCTACTGCTGTTGTACCAGCTACACCTGAAACAGGTTGTATTACATTTACAGTTACTGTATTAGTGTTGGCTGTTGCTGTAACTTGATCTAAGTTACTAACAATAACTTTACCGTAACGTGCTGTACCATAGACAGCTACACCATATACTGCAGCGTTGACGGTAACAGCCATAACTGTTTATCCTTTATGCAATACGAATGATTGCTGTACTTGCTCCTGCAGCAGGGAACTCAATAGTTAAATCACCTGCAGTAGCACTTACTGTACCACCAAAGTCAATTACTGCAATAGCTTTATTAGATTGACCTGCATTATAAATAATACAGCCATCCGCTGAAGTAGTTACGTCTGCAAACGTTTCATCTGCAAAGTCTACAATAGCTGTTGTTCCACTTACTGAAATAGTCGCACTATCAAGTACGTTACCACCAGCAGTGTAGTTCGTACCAGATGCCTCATCAGAGTTACCTGTCACGTCACTGTAATTAGTTGTAGTTGCATCATATGTGCCACTAGGTGAAGCCTTAATCAAAGCAAGCTTAATGCTATCAGTGTCTAAATCATGGACACCACCAAGTAGCTCTGACTTGAAACTTGTACACATTGCTGTTGTAATAGCCATGTTTTAGATCCTTTAGATATGAGTAAGGGGCCACCCGAAAGCAGCCCCAAAGAAGTTTTACTTATGCAAGTGCGTCACGAGCTACTTCATCAGCAGCAGTGTCACCCATGTCTGTGCAATCCATCAAGACAGCCCATACACGGAACTCACCAGAGGTAACTGCGCCACCTGAAAGAGCAGCAATAACAACATCAATGTTGTCATCAGCTACAGCCATTACTGGCTGATAAGCTGCAGGGTTCTGTGAAAGAACACCAGCCGCAGATGTTGCATCAAAGGTAGCAGCAAATACGTCTGGGTCAACGCCTGTGCCAAGATTAACTGTAAAAGTTGAACCATCAGTAGCTGTAACTACCTCAATACCTGCGTTCAAAACCATAGTACCTTTTGGTACAGCAATGACAGGAACAACATCAGCCGCTGCAAGAGCACCGCCTTTGTCTGACAAAGCTGTAGCCCAGTTCAAGGTAGTTTGAACCATGAAAGGGTTACGTCCACGCTGAGAGTTTCCAGCCGCAGAACGAAGTGTGTTATCACCAAGTGCCATATCTCACTCCTCCCTTATAGACCAGATGTGTAGATTGCATTAACCAACGCTTCTGGACGTAGAATTTTGCGCCCGTAAAGGTGCATACCACGTACAATGTCAGCAAATGAATCTGGATCACGGTAAGTCTCAGTCTTGTTGATCTGCTCAGCAGTAGCTGCAGCAGTCGAATGTCCAGCTACCAACACACCGTAGTGAGTTGAACCTGTAGCAGTAGTTGAGGTTGGACCATCACCTACTTCTGGCAGATTGTTAGACATATAGACTTTGAAGCCGTGAATGTTGTTGAAGATCAAGCCGTTCTGTAAACCTGAACCACCGAAGTCTGCGTTCAAAAGACGTGAATCTTCATCTTTCAAGAGTTCAGCAAATACAGGATCTAGAACCAACCAACGACCATTGGTATCAACATTCTGTTGGTCCAACTTACGTGACATCCGTGCAATAACTTGCATAGGTGTAGCGTTAGCTGTGGTAGTGTTCAATGAGTCAGCACCTGTACGGGGCTTAACTACGATTGAGTTACCAGACACACCGCCGTTGAAGTCAGAAGCGTCAAGCTTCATGCTTGCAAGCAGTTCGTCAGAACCAGCAGTTGAAACAGCTTTAGTACCGTTCACTGTTGTGTTTGCAGTGTTAGCCTTGCCGTGGATAGCTGATTGAGTGAAACCAGACATATAACCAAGAACGTCTTGGTCAAACTGGTCAGCCAAACGATAAGCTGCACGATCAGATGCAACACTTTGGAAGTTGACGTGGGAGTGCGCTTCCTCGATGTCATCGACTTTGAAAGCAAAATAGTTCGCTTTATCTACAGTCAATGAAAAGTCTTCATCGTCAAGGTCTTGTGGTGTGATAGTCGTGCCACGGGCATACGACTTCACAGTAATTTCGGGTTCTTTGATAATCTTAACGGAATCACCCATGTTAGCAATCTCTCCGAAATAATCAGAGTTAGTGATTGCTTCTACAATAGACGCCTTGCGGAAAGCAAGTTGTACCTGTTTACTGTAGATAACTGGGCTGAAATTACCGTTTGGTAGATTACCATAACCCGCAGCAGTTGCGAAAGCCATGATATAATCCTCCTGAGATAGTTAGGCTTATTGGGTTTTTTAGCGATAAGCTTTTACAATCTGGTAAGAGGCTGTTCTTTCTAGGGTGCAACTTACATAAACATGGCCTTGTTTAAATGTAAGTCGGGCCTATACTTGACCAGGTGGGTCTTAACATATTTGTCTTCGCTTAGTTTGTTAAAGTAAAACTATGGTAGCTACAGTGTAGGGCATAGGTTTACTTTTCTTAACATACACAGTTATACTTATAGATTGTGTAATGTCAATACCTTATTTAACGTGCACCACCAGAAACATCATAAATAAACTTACCACTACGGATAGATTCCATGATCTCATCTGAACGGCTCTCGTATTCTTCTGCACTCATGCGCTGAACCGTAGACTCTTTCAAGTGTCCTGCAGGGTTGTCATTGTCTGGTTTACTTGTACGTTTAGTTCTTACAGCAGATGCAGCATCTTTTGTACTCTGCCGTTTACCTTTAGTGTCCATGCCTTTGTCAACCTTGTACAGATCAATAACACGGATCACTGAATGTGGATCATCTTGGTTCTCATACAGTGCATCTTGCACCCACTTAGGCTGTTCACCTGCCCAGTCATGGAACTCATCACTTGAACGTAGATCGTCAAAGTCACTGTGCATTGCACGGATCTCGTTATGTGCTTTTGTGCGCTGGGCTTGGGCGTTGATCTCATCAATCTCCTTCAAGCGTTCATCAGCGTATTTAAACTTTTCTTGTGCTTTCTTTTCAGCAATCGTTTCAACTATGCCAGCAATCTCAGGGTACTTCTTAGCCCACGCATCAATGCTTTCATCTGAAGTAGGAGCACGTACCTTACCTTCTTTCTGCACTTGTTCAAGCTGGGCTTTCATTTGCTTTAGCTCTTCAGCTTGCTTGTTCATGTGTGTACGAAGATCACTGTAGCGTTTCTTGTATGTACGTTCCTCGCCTGATACTTCAGCTTCCTCTTGTGCTTGCTCAGGTTTAGCTTCTTGTTGTTGCTGCTTCTCAGCTTTCTGCTCAACTTCCTCAGTACGAGCTTTCATTAGAGCTTCAAGTTCAGCTTCTTCCTTCTTTATCTTTTCTTCTAGAGGAGTGTAGCTCTTTGGGTTAACAAGTCCTGCTACTTTTGGTGTTTCTACTTGTGCTAGTTCAGGCATAGTCATAGTTCCTTTTTTTATGTTGGGGCCAGCATTATTGCTGGGTAGCCTTATAGTTATTTAGTTAGAAAGTGTATTGAGTTCTTCCTTGAGCGTCTTTTTTACCTGTGTCTTTTCCTGAGTATATGTTTGATCCAGATGCAGTTTTACCTACTACATTACTACCGCCTGATGTGTTGCGGGTAGAGTCATTGTTATTATTGTTAGAAGATGTTGTCGTAGTTGTTTTATCAGGATCTTGCCATGATTTACCTGTTATAGGACTAATAGCTGTTATACCAGTTGGGCCATTGTCATTAGTACTAGAAGGTGTTGATGTAGTAGTTGTTTTATCAGGATCTTTCCATGTCGCAGCACCACCAGCGAAAATAGGATCGTCATACCCTGTAGTAATACCTGCATCTGATGCAGCCGCTAAACCTGCATAGTAGTTATCTGCTGCAGTTTTGTCAGAGAATACCATACCCGCACCAGCAACTGCGTTTTTGGAAAAGGGTGATAGTGTACCAAACTGGGATACAGAAGCTTTCTGAACTGCACTAGAATAAATATCAGCCTGTGCTTGAGTTAAACTAGGGTCATTCATTTTAAGACCTAAGCTAGACTGAACAGCCGCAGCTTGTTGTTTTTCTGCTTTTTCAGCTAATTTAGTTAATCCTATTGCGCCTATTGGACCTGCGATTATATTACCTACAAAACCAATAAAGCCTTTCTCTAACATACCCATAGGTTTTGCTTTAGCGTAAGCTGCGTACATTTCGTCTGTCCACTTATCTACAGGTGTATTTAAATAAGTAGGTTCCTCTGGTCTTGGTGCTTTATCATCATCGTCATCATCACGCTCACGTTGGACTTGCTGTTGTTCCTCTACAACAGTTTCACCTTTAGGTCTAAACCCTTCAGGTACACGACTTATGGGCCTACCGTTAAAGAAGAATATAA